GCGTTTTACGGCATATATATTTTCTTATAGCTTTATTAAATATATGTGGCATTTTTGCATGGGTATCGAGAGATATCGAATAAAGCACCGTCGCCCAGGGTCGACTCATACCTGATATACCTAAAGGACGGGGAGGAATTTGTTTTCCGTTGTTGAAATTACCCGACACCTATAGATGATCTCCAGTCATCTATAATATCTGGGGGAGTATACTATAAACTCTGATTATAGTGAAGACTTTATAGTAGTCTATAAAACTATGATTATAAATGGATATGTCGCAAAATAATCAAAAACGATCATCCTCAGCACAAAAACAAACCTCTAATATTTCAAAGAAAGTCTCCATGAAGCTTAGTCCATCAAAGAATCATAAAGCAAATAAGTCAAAGTCATGTAATAAGGCTAATTTGGATTTTATTGATGCGGTGGATTTATTCATTAAAGCCATGGAAAAAGATAAAGAAAATGCTATCAAGAAACAGCGTGACAAGCGTCATCCTGTTTTCCAAGTTGGATTTGGCCCGACAGTTAAGGTTAAATTAGATGATGATACGGTTGAGGAAATGAAGGAAATGATAGATAAGCTACGCGAAGTTAAAGTTAGTGTAGATGTGGAGAAACATATTAGGGAAGCATTAAGAGAGATTAAAGAAGAGGTTCCTAAAATCACAGAGGAATTTCATAGGGTTGCCAGTGAAGCTCCTAAAGTAACACGTAATATGACCTCCATGGAGCGTAGTTTACAGGAAGGTATGTCGAACATATCTGATGTATTTAATGTATCATTGGCAATGGTTTTAATTTTAGTTTGTGTGATTAAAGTTAGAAAAGGTGGTTCCAAATGGTGGTATGCGTTGTTGTATTTTGCTGCTAATCTACTTATAACAACTGCAGGAAAGCATGGATACTTAGGTGATGATTTCCAGAAAAACATTTTAAGTATGACAGACCCCATAATGCATCCACAAGTAGATGTTAAAGATGGTTTTCAGAAAGGTATGAGAGCAATGCTCACATTCTTTTCTGTATATACGACAAGTAAAGTGCCAAAAGATAAGAAAATTGATACATTCATTTCACGTGCTGGTAATATTCCGAAAGCTGCAGAAGGGATAGATACCATGGTGAATTGGGCGTATGACACCGTTAAGTCTATGGTTAATTTTGTTAGATGTGATGTACTAGGGATGTCTATGATAGCGTGGGCTGATAGTACTGCACCTGATGTAACTGACTGGAGTAAAGACGTTACAGAGTTTCTTACAGATGTACACTTAGGTAAAGTGCCAGTTGATATTGACAACGCAGATCGTGTGCATAATTTAATTCTAAGAGGCGCTTCATTCTCAGTTAAATATTTTCATAGTAAAGAACATGCTCGTATACGTGATATAATAAATCAACATATGAATTTGTTAAGAAAACAAGAAACTAGGTTTAATCAAGCTAACTTGCGTGGAGCAGGTGTAAGAAAAGAACCTACAGCCATATATTTGAGAGGTCCTACGGGTGTGGGTAAGACAATGGTTAGTACACCTTTAGCGGTACACATAGCTAAAACAGTCATGCCAGAAGCGAAATTTTTGAGATATTCACGTAATTGGAAGGAGTTGTTTTACCAAAGACATCCAGAAGATGATTACTGGGATGGTTATCATGGCCAATATACTGTTATTTTTGACGAAGCTGGCCAAATCCGTGATGCGGTTGGTAATCAAGTGACTATTAAAGAGTGGATGGATATCCTACGTACTGTAGGAGTAAATACAAATGTATTACACATGGCAGATTTACAGAGTAAAGGTGTAGTTGAAATGACGAGTGAATTGGCAATATGTACAAGTAATATGCCAGATTTTAGGCATATTCAGTCTATTATTCAACCTGAAGCTGTTGAAAGACGTATGGACGTCATAGCAGATGTAGTACCTAAACCTGAATATTGCGTGGAGGGTACTGTCACGCAAAATTTGTGGGATAGGCGATTGGATAAATCTAAAGTACCTGGTGGTTACACTAGAGAAATTTATGAATTCCATATTTATGACCCAAAGTTGAGGGGTTATCCAAAATTTATGCATTATGATGCTTTCATACAATATTGTGCAAATATAAAATACGAAAAGGATCAGAACCACGTAGTATATGCTCATCGTATTGATGAGATCATACATGGTTTAGATGAAGATCAAACTCCAGTACACCAAAAACAAGACCCATTTAATGATTTTGCGCATATTGTGACAAGTCAAGTAGACAAAGGAAAAGGGAAAGCTAAAGCCACACCCATTACAGAAGAAGAATCCGATATATTAGGAGAGGTCAGTGTTGAACTAGATATGGATGAAGTTGTATTGGAGAAAGAAGAAGAGCATTTATATAAAACTCGTAGATTTGGTGACTATTGTGATTTGGATGATTTGTTATCTGATATCAATAAGGAATATGATAGGTTGGATGAGGTACCTATCAATAAGGCTAGTTTCTGGACTTTATGGGGCCTTCGATTTGATGAATATATTGATTATGAATGCATGCTTCTGGAGATAAAAGCTGACTTAGGTGAAGATAAGTTTAAGCAATTAATGGACAAACCAGAAAAACTTAAAAGGTTAGGTTTGTTCTACCAGCAGACTGGTAAATTAAAGCACTTACTACAAAGGACCAGGTCAAGAATGTCGGGTGTGAGTGAACGTATTGTTAATGATGTTAAAAACACAGATAATAAAATAGTGAAATTCTTTTCCAGTATTGTAGAAAAGTGTTCAAATATTATGCAAAAATACCCCAGGTTAAAAATGTTTTTGATGATTGCTGGGTCAATGGGTGCAATGTTTGGCATATTCAAAGTACTAAAATATATTTTCCCAGATTACATTTCTAAGATAGAGGATAGCGTAAGCTCTAGTATTGGGATTGCTAGAGAAAAAGTCAACGAATACAAGGAATCTGTGGATGATTATTTCCTGATGAATAGGTTGAAATGTTTGGACGAAGGTAAGGATAATTGGACAGAAACTATGCGTAAGTTCATGTCTGGCTTGAGTGAGCGTGCAGGTGCTATTTTTAATATTATGATGGGAGGTAAAGTGTATAAAGGTTATCATATATCTGCCCGTTATAATGGCCAAACAGTCACAGCTGAAGATTGGTTTTACAAAGCTGATAATGCCACAGTTGTACGATTTTTACCAGATGGCACAACTTTGAACTTTGTGGATGCTGAAACGGGCGAGTTAATTACACATGACATCAAGGAGGCACAGGAGGTTGCCTTCTGGCAAATAGATTCAGGAACTAAGGGTCGTGGTCAACAACCAAAGCAAAAGAATAAGGTGGTTTCTTATTCTATGAAGGATATTGCAAACGTGCAACCACAAGGCTGCACTGATCCGAATGCTAAAGAAACGCTATTTGCGATAGTTAAGCATAATCAATACACAATCCATGTTCCCAATAAAGACAAGAAAATTGGTATTATTACTTTTATTACTGGACAAATTGGCATGTTTCCTTATCATTTTTTGAAGTTCTTCCAGAATGAATTGGAATGCGATCCAGAAAATTACAATGAGAATACCATAATAGAGTTAAAGAATCAATATAGTGGTCGTAAGTATAGTATACCATTAGAGGTATTCCTTAATGCTAAAGTATTCCCTAGATTCGAAAGTCGAGATTTATGCTTTGCTTTCTTTCCCGGTGTAATTTGTCATAGGAACATTGTTAAAAATTTCATTAAACAAAGCGTTTTAAATTCACCCCATGACAAAAATATGTTTTTAGCTGTATTAGATCCAACAGCTCCAACTATTTATGCATCTGAGTATGAGTACTGGAAAGATTATATAGTGCAATGGGATACTTTGGATCCCGAAACACAATATACTGTGATTAACACAGCATATATAGTTGCAAGCACCAATGCTGGAGATTGTGGTGCCATAGGGAGTTTGAATAATCCGGCTATTGGTCCAGGTAAATTATTTTATATTCATATTGCCGGTTCTAAGGCTGATAATAAAGCCATCGGTACGGTTGTGACCCAGGAGGACATGGAATACGCTGTAGAACAATTCCCGAAAATAACTAGTATACCCACACCGCAATGTGTAGAGTTTTTACCTAGGGATGATTCAGAAATCACCATGGGAGTTTGTCCAGTGGCTAAGCTACCCAAGATTGTGTTTAACCCAAATAAAACAAAAATTATGCCGTCCGAATTACATAATGTAATTAAGCACTCTAAACTAGCTCCGGCTCGTTTGGGTGAATTCATCCAAGATGGTGAGATTATTAGCCCACTTAAAATGGCTATATCAAAATATTCAGTTCCTGGCTTTACGGTCAGACCAGCCATTCTGCAACAAGCATACAATCACATGGTTGCTACTGTAATGAATAGAAGTAAAGTTCATACAGATAAGATTATATTCTCTTTCGAGGAAGCAGTCTTGGGTCAGCCCGGGGATCCCTATAATAATAGTATCAACCGCAAGTCTGGAGCTGGTTTGGACTTAGAATTCCCACACTTAAATAAAAGAGGCAAATTTGCATTCTTTGGTGAAGGTGAAGAATATGATTTAGACAATTTAAATTGCGAGCGTTTGAGGATGTTAGTATTAAGAGATATAGATCAGGCTAAGAGAGGGATAAGGCAATTACATATTTTCTCAGATTATTTAAAAGATGAGACAAGGACCTTAGCTAAGGTTTACGAAGGTAGAACGAGAATGATATCAGGCGCGCCATTGCGTTTGGTAATAGGTACAAGAATGTTATTTCTTTCTTTCTCTATTTGGGTCATGAGAAATTGTGTGATTAATGGTATGGCCGTGGGCGTTAACCCGTATTCAAATCATTGGGATATGATAGTTAAGTATTTAAACTCGATTAGTAAACATAAGGTTGCTGGTGATTATAAGGGGTATGATACATCAATGTTTAAAGAACTATTGATGTGTGTGTTAGAATTCATCAACACATGGTATAACGACTCCGAAGAAATGCAATTAGCAAGATATGTGTATTTTATGGAAGTATGGAGTTCTTTTCATGCTTCAGGCGACACTTTATACCAATGGCTGTCAAAGTTACCAAGTGGACATCCTTTGACAACAATTATAAATTGTGTAGTAAACTTAATATTGTTTAGAATTGTGTATATATTTGAAGTGGGCGATTTACATGATTTCAACGACAATGTGAATGTATTGGTATATGGTGATGATAATATATTGTCTATACATAATGATATTATTCATAAATTTAACCAGCACACAATTGCTACAGGCATGGCAAGACTAGGTTTCACATATACATCAGAAGATAAATTGACGACTGTTGCCCCCAGTCGACATCTACATGAAGTTGGTTTCCTTAAAAGAGGTTTTCGATTTGAACCTTTGATTCATCGATATGTTGCACCTCTTGAATTGGATACAATTTTAGAAATTCCAATGTGGACAAAGAAAGGGTGTGCTAGTCACACCATAACATGTGATAATGTAGATAATTGTCTACGTGAATTATCACTGCATGATCCTGAAGTTTTTAATTTATGGGCTCCTAAGGTTATTTCCTCGGCTCGTGAGAGGTTGGATTACTATCCAGTTGTAGTGGATAGACTCCCTCTTCTACGTGCCGTGGTAGAGCGACAGGAGTTCTTTTAAACCTTAATATATATATAAATTATTGCGTGGTGGGTAATGGTCTATTATATTTATTATGGAGTTCGATGATCTTTATTTATATAT